CTATTGGTGTCATTGTATATTGCACCGAAAGCAGCTGTGAAAGTTGCACTAGAAAATGTTAAATCATCAAAATCAACAAAAGATGTAGCACCTGTAGTAACTGATTGGCTTTGTAAAACAAGACCAGTAGTTGTGTAGCCACTACCACCACCTGAACTTACTTCATTAGTAGTGTCGTAGGCCGTGCTTGATGTTGAATATGGATTAGACGTGTACAGAGCTAATTTAAAACTGTTTCCACCACTTGCAAAATTATGCGTGCCAGAAAGTAATTCACCTTTAAATGCATTTGGTATTACGTTTGCCATTTATTATCTCCTTATTTATTATGGTGATGGTGATTTAATAGGAGTACGAATAACACCATCTTGATATTCGTCTCTGCGTCTTCTACCTTGTTGTTCGATAGAATACGATGCGAGAGCTCTCCGATAAGATTGCTCATAGTATTGTAACATATCTGTGGGACCTTTCAAGTACCCATATGCTTCTACTAAACAAGAATACAAAAGTAAATCTTGGTATTTATTTGAAATATATGTTCCATTTGTAGATGCAGGAGCTGCTGTTGGCTGCGTGGTATCTGTTATACTAAAAGGTTGTTTTACATATGCTAAAGTTATTTCATATGTAGCATTTGGTGTTGGAGCTACAACCCAAAAATCAGCATCCCAATTAGCATAATATTTAGGAATTCCTGACTGTGTGGCAGGAGTATCATAGTAGGTTGCCATATAACTAGCTTCTTTTTTTTCAAGAAAAGTTTGTGCATTTGGTGTAACATTTGTATCTTTTAATTGAACATATCTAATGCTTCTTAAATCTGATGGTATAGTAACGTATCTATTTCCAGTAACTAAAGTAGATGTAGCATAAAATCTATTATCGTCTGAGTCAGACTCTCTGTAAATTCTATTTTCTGCGTTTTTAATTATAGTGTTTAAAATAGTTGTAGAAAAAACAGAATCATCTACTTCTGTATAATTCTTAATATCTGTTTCTAAATTTGATAGAGTGTAAGCCATTATTTAATAATCTCCTGGCATGTTGGACAACTTTTTTTAAACCTGGTATGACCATCACAATGTTCGGGTTTTATTTCTTCATATAAAACAATATGAGGATCTTGTCTTTCGGGTTTAAATATATTTTTAATTTTATTAATTATATATTTTATCATGGTGTTAATGTTACAGGCCCTGCAGATGCAAAACCGCCCCCTCCTTTTTGAGTTTTAGAAGCTGTAACTCCTGAAACAAATGTATAATTATTATCATCAACTTTAGTAATTGTATACCCTGAAGAAGAATTTATTGTTGCTGCAGGTAAATTTACTACGTTGCTTGAATTTCTAAATACTACTGTTTGACTTGTAGATCTTCCGTGATCTGGTTCATTAACACTAACTGTTGTAGATGCGTTAGTAATTGTAAAAGGATTAAAAGGTAAAAGTTTTGCAACGGTTGGTTCTGTTCGATCTGGTCTAACATTACGTAAGGATATTGCATCACCATTCATTGGTTTTGGTTCTAATTGTGGTTGCTTTGGTTCGAACTCTGAAACATGAACAAATGATCCATTCCATTCTCTTACCATTTCACGATAAGGAAATTGCATTCCTGATCTATCGGATATAGCTAATGCTTTTTTTCCTGTTGCGTACTTTGCCATTATGATCCTGGGTAATAAGCTTTAGGTGTAATATATGTACTTGAAGCTGACCCATCCTCCTGTAATGCTCTTTGAAACTCATCTTCGTAAACTAACTTCATACCTTGCATTAGTTGTGGTGCATATTTCATAGATAAATAATAAGCTAAACCTGAAACCATACACGGTATAAATCTAAAAGGCATATCGGTTGCATTTGTATATGCTCCAACATCTTCTATTCTTTTTATATAATAAAAATGCATATCTTTAGATGCGTTTGTAGAATCTGGTGTGGGGTAAACACTAATACTTACATGATCTATAAATCTTTGAACCCAATATTGATTAGGTGTGCCTTTAGAAAGTTTATTAGAAAAACCTGCATAGGTAGATCTATCTACTTTTGTCATTGGAGAATCTGATTGAGTTGTTGCAGTTCTATTAGATCTTAATTGTGCTTCTAAAACATCTGAGATACCATACACACCATTTGGATTAGAAACAGCACTTGTGCCATCTGTTGACGATCTAAAAAATTTATACTCCGCCTGTCCTTCAATTAAATCTAAATCTAGTTCATCTATTTCCCAATAGTGAATACCTCTATTACCCCATTCTTGAAGTAATATATTTAAAGATCTTCTTGAAGTTTTTAATTGATAACCAGAAACATTTTGAATACCTAATCTTTCAAAAGCTTCTTCTATTATCTCATCAATAGAAAAAGTTTTGTCGAACGTTGTTGTTCCCGAGGTGGTATTAGCCATTTAACCTCCTACGATTCGTAAACTTTAATCCACTCACAAACAACTGTGCCTGTATCTCCTGCAGAGCAAGCTGGTAAAGTAAGATTTACATCACCTGTATAACTACTAGCTTTATTATTTTTTAATCCACCAAATGAAGAATAATCATATTCCATTTCTCCATTTAATGTTTGAAAAACAACATTTGATCCACCCCAAACCATTCTAATTGCATCAACGGGTGCTGTTACTGAAACGTTAAAACTAACTTTATTTAGTCTTACAGTTTTACAAGTTTTACCATTGTTTGTTGCTAATGCAGAAACATCAACTATTGCAGTTGTGCTTCCTTCTCCATCACCCGAAACCACATTGTAGTGAGTGATTACTTTTTTTGCTCCGTCAAATACAGTTGTATTTAATACTGTGTCTGCTGCCATGTTTTTCTCCTTTTAAAAGGTGCCTGCATTACCAGCCACCTGTTGTATCTACTCTTTGAACGTAAGCTACTCTTGTTCCTGGTGTAGCTGTTGGTAAAGTCATTGAACAAGCGCCTGCGCCTGTAAAGTTTACCGTGCTAACCTGATCTGCTGGTAAAGCAACTCCTGCTCCTGCAGATACTGCAGCGTGAGTCATTCCAACGAAATCAAACTTAACGTTTAAATAGTTAGTTGTAAATACACCTGTTGATGTATTTTTTGTTACATGCTGGTATCCGGCTTCTGATCGTACCGGTCCCGAAAATGTAGTGTTTGCCATATTATTATCCTCCTAGTTTTTCCGAATACTGTCTCTAGGCCGTCGACTATACTCGTCAGTATTCTAATTAATTGTATAGTGTCAAAGTTATACAGTAGTTTTAAGTAGAGCGCAAGAGGGCCTGCAATGTGGATTGGATTTTTCCAACGATGTAGCTTTTTTATTAAGTAGCTACAGAAACTTCAGGTGCAGAACCTTCAATCTTATTTTGCATATGCTCTTTTTGAGCTTCTGCAAGTTTTATATGGCTAATTACTTCTCTGACTTTTCTGTCAATTTTAACCATATCTAGAGTATATCTACCCTCTTTAAGATGCTCCTGCTCCCATTCGAGATCCAGACCTCTCTTCTTTACGTAAAGGTCGTTTAGATGTTGCATCATGTTCTCCATCGATAACTTCCTCATAAGTTATTCGTTTAACCTTGGGATCATTCATTTCTCCAAGATAATCCCATTTTATATCTTTTTTTCCTAGTTTGTCAACTATTGCATTTTCGATATCTACAGGGGTATCAACACTTTCTATAACAAAATCAGCATGCATTTTGTATGCATATATTTTAACTCTGAATTGTTTAATGGGCATTTTTTCTTTCTAAATATAAAATGTGGCGGAACTATGTCCCGCCACAAAATTTATTGATTACGCACCTTCAACACCGAAGATACCTCTAGGGTCTGATACGCCGAAGCTGTATCTTTCTCTAGCTTTGTATCTGACGTTTCCAGTATCAAAGTCACCTTCCATTGCAGTTGTCAATGGAGCTCTTGTGAACATTTTCATTCCATTAGGAATGTCTGTAATGATATAGAACGCATCAGTATCAGTTAGGTAGTTATTGATTCTATAACCTTGTGGAATCATACCCATTGATACGATAGCATTAATATCGTTATCAGCTGTTCCAGTTCTTCCTTGTGACTTCATCAATCTCTCAGCTGTAAATTGAAGCTCAGAAGGAATTATCATTTTAACTCCTCTTGCTGCAATTCTTAAACCTCTTTCGTCTGTCATTTGAGCGATGTCAATCATAGACTGCTCTAATGATGTTTCGTTAAGGTCCGCTTGAGTAGACAAAGTATTTTTGAAAGTACCAGCTACTGTTGGGTGAGATGTGTTAAACAAGCTAACGCCATCACCTGAATCAAAGTTATCCGTTGAAGGAAGACCTTGAATTAGAGGTTCTACCGCTTTTACTTGTTTAGCGTTACTCATAGATCTCGCTAAAGCTTTTGTATATCTAGAAGCAAGTCTATCGTAAAGATTGTCTTCGATAGCTTCTTCTGTGATTGCAAATGCTAGAGCTACAGTCTCGTGAGTGTATCTCGCTGTAAAAGTTTCTTGTGCTTGATCAAAAGATACTCCTGATCCTTCACCTTTTACTTGTGCGTTTGCGAAACCAGATAACATAACTTCTTCTTCAAAAGCTCTGTCACTGTTCTCGTTAGTATAAATCTCAGCATGCTGATTTTCATACCTTTTATATTCCAGGCCGAATAAAGCATTCAAACCCGGCTCTAGTTCTTTAACTAGCTGTGATCGTGATATAGCCATAGTTTATTACTCCTTATATGCCTGTCGCTAATGATCCAACAGTGTATTGGTGTAAATTCACCTTTACAACTACTGAACAGTTAGCTGCTGTTTGATCTTTGTTTTCAGGATCTTCAGCTATTCTTACTACTCTCAATTGCTTAGCAGTTGTTGCTGCAGTTGAGATACCTAGTTGAATAGAAGATTTTCCTGTTGCTGTACTACCCGCTGCTGCAGTTGTAGCATAAGTTAAACCAATTTTTGATTTTCTTAATGCTAAAGTGCCGCCTAAAGTAGCGTCTGTTGCAATGATGTATTCTTGAAACGGATCATCATTTACAAATGCAGTGACGTCTTCGCTATTCGCTGGAGTTGTCGCTGCTGGGTAGAAATTACTAAAAGTTGGTTTCTTTGTAGTAGCGTCTGTAAAGAGCACTCCATTCAAAACACCAACCATAGCAGTTCCTGCCGCTGCAGTTACAATATAACCACCAGTAGTAGTTGATAAATCAATTTTTACTGGTTCTCCGTGAAAAATAGCATTAGTTTCGCCAGCATCTATATCGTACTTAGATTGACCTTGAATAGAAGGTGTATTACCAACTCTCATTGCCTCAACAAGTCCGAATCCCGCGCTGTTTCTATTAGCCATTGTCGTTTCTCCTTTGTGTACCTGCCCTTACGGGCCTCCAGTACAGGTTAATTGTATCGATGATATTTAAAATTACTTTTTCGTACCACCGAAGGTTACACGAGACTGCCTCTCAACATTGATAGGCATCCTCTGGTCCTGCTCCTTCATAAGATCGTTGTTTACTGCTTCGTCTCGTTCTTTATGTTTACTAGACATATAGTCTTGACGTTGTTGCGCGATCTCGACTGGTACCTTTGCAAGTAAAAGGCCACCAACCCCAACTACCCCCTTGTATTTGCCGTCTTCGACGACTGGATAATCAGATGCATTTTCGATTTCTTCAGATCTAACTAATTCATATCCTTCTCTTAAACGTCCAGATATATTTTTAGTGTCTTGGAAACCAACGCTCTCTGCTCTTATCCATCTGTACCTGAATCCGTCAGGTGCAGGGGGTGC